GGTTTAACCCACGCTCGCTTGTCCCCGTGGCAGGGCTGATGGCGGGCAGGCAGGCAGATGATGCGGGCTATGGGTGCGCAGGGCTATAGGCTGGCGAAATAGGCACATACCCCCTACAGGCATAGGTGGCATAGGGCAGGCAGGCAGGGATGGGGTGATGGGCAGGCAGCGAGGGAGGGGAGGGCGCTTGGTCTGGGGGGGGTAGGCCGCCATATACATATAAAGGCTCACATCCGCGTGGATTAGGAATTAGGTTTATATAGTGCATGGCATAGCGTGGATTAGGGCATTTGTAGAATGGCTAATAGGGGTGGATTATGGGGGGGAGTGGAGCGGTGGGGTGGGCTGATTATGGATTTAACTTGCGATTTTACGGGGATATGAGGCGGTATTAGTTTAGGAGGTAGGTCTGGGATGTTGAGGTTGCGCCGTGGGTAAAAAGTGGCTGACGAACATAGAGTTGACGGACGCGCTGCGGCGGCAGGGGGAGGCGGTGAAGGATTTTCAGACGCAGGTAGCGCGGATGACGGGTCGGTTTTTGGCTCTGACTATGGCGATGAAGAAGGTGGGAGGGTATGAGAAGTTGCTGGAGGGTATGGAGAAGGAGTGGACGGAGTTGATGTCGCCGCAGGTCGAGGCCGGAGCGGAAGGCGAGCCGGTGAAAGGGCCGGAGGTCAGGCCGGAAGCCGGAGAGTTTGGCAGGAGCGAGGGGAATAAGTTCACGGAGGGAGGTGATTAGCATGGCGAAGGAAACAAAGGAAACAAAGGAAGCGAAGGCGGAGTATGTCCTGAAAGCGGGGGACAAGGAGTATACGTATAAGACGCTGGAGGCGGCCAACTCTGCCGTTACGGGGCTGCTGATGCTCAACCCGGTGGTGGAGTTTTGCGGGCCGAAGAAGCACTGCGTGTATTCCATCGTCAACGACCCGCGCCGGGGCCAGGTCGTGAAGAAAGCGTATATCTGATGCTGACGTTCCGTCAACAGCGCATGGCTAGGTGCGTGGTGGAGTTGCTGAAAGAGGGCCACGCGGAAGAGCGGCTGGAGACGGACGCCGCGGTGAAGGCCGGGTATTCCGAGGTATCGGCGGCGACCAGCGCGTATCACAACCGGCTTAACCCGGAATACCAGGCTTATCTGAAGCAGAAGATGGGGGATGCCGGGTTCACCCCGGAGAAACTGGAGGTGGAAGACCCGGACTCCGTGAGCGAGGTGTGGATAATCCGGGGGCTGAAGGCTCTGGCTCAAAGCGCGAGGTCGGAGGCCGTGAAAGCCACGTGCTTCGCGCAGTTGGGGAAATATTGGCGGCTCAACATGTGGGATGAATCGAGGAAAGCCGCCGTGGAACCATTAAAGGACAGGCAGGCGCTGCTTGAACGCATCGAAAACATCGTCGGAAATATCGGATTGCGGAAACTCCTTTCCGCTCTCCAAGCTCAACGACCTGAACCTTTGCCTGGAGGAACTGAAGCGGCACGGGGAGAAGAACAAAATAGACGAACTGGTGCTGACCCGGACGCAGGCGGCATTCATATTGGACGACTCGGAGAGCAAGCTGTTTTCGGGGGGGACGGGGAGCGGGAAAACGTCGGGGATGGCGGTGGACGTGGACTTGCAAGTGATGGACGAGCACCCGCTACAGAGACGGGGAAAGATGATCCGCCCGCCCATAAACGTGAGGGCGATGGCTCCCAGCCTGACGGACAACGTGGACAAAGACCTGCGGCCGGAGATGATAAAGTGGTTGCGGCAGGATTACATCGATGACTATGACATCAAACACAGGGTGCTTAAGTTGAAAGAAAACTGCCCAGCCAAGGGTTCGACCATAGAGTTTATGAGCTACGACCAGGAACCCGACGTCTACGCCGGAGGCACCAGGCACGTGCTGCTCCTGAACGAGCCGCCGCCGGAGCTGGTCTATACGGAGTGCAGGGCCCGGTTGAGAGGTGGAACCCGGACAGGTGAAAGTGCATTACGCCGATAGCTATGAACTGACCCTGCTGCTCCACGGAGAAAAGGAAGCCGAGAAGATCATGCGGCGCGTGTTCGGCAACATGACCGAGGAGGAATTGCAATATAGGCGATACGGAAGGTTCCCCACCCTGGGCGGACTGATATTCCCGATGTTCAAGAAAAGAGGCGCTCCATCGGGCCACTTGTGCCCCGGATTCAAGTTGCCCGATGACTGGATGACCGTGATGAGCATGGACTACCACAAACGGAAACCTTGCTATGCCCTGTGGATGGCTATCAGCCCCAAGGACGTGTGGTTCGTGTATAGGGAATACAAGTCGCATCCCGACGCCACTATCAGGCAGATAGCGGACGACATAGCCAGGCTGGAGATGGGCCGCGCCCCGTGGGTCAGGTTCATAGACCCGTCCAGTGCTAATGAGTCCACCAGGATGGACTCCAGAGACAGGACTGCTACGCGGGAGTTCGGACAATTCCGGTCGGGAGGCAGGCCCATAGCGTTCCGCTGCGCCGACCGTGCGTTGCAGACCGGGCTGGACGCGGTGTGCGAGCGACTGCGGTTCGACGACAAGGGCATGCCCGGCCTGCTGTTCTTCCAGGACGAGACCAAGGAGACCGTCGAGGAGTTGACGCACTACGTCTGGGATAACCCCGTTGACTACCGGGGCACGAAAGACTTGAAGGAAGCTCCGCTTAAAAAGGATGACCATTACGTTGACGATCTACGTTACTTATGCTCGGCCAGGTTGCGTTACAGACACCCCGCCCTGATGCGGGCAAGTTAGGAGGACTCATGGACACCGACATGAAAAAGAAAGACCAGTCGCGCTTGTTCGAAATAGCGCAGACCAACATCACCGCGCTCGACGCCCAGTGGATGGGATTGAAACGCGCGTGGGAGCAGGACGACGAGCAGTATAACAATGAGATACAGGAAAAAAACTACATCGGAGCCTCCGACCTTAAAGTCCCCGCGACTTACGACGCCATAGAGACCCTCGTGGGATACGCCATGAAGGTCTTGTATTCCAGGGGGCTGCCCGTGAAGTCCAGGCCGCCTGAAGGAGGCGACGCCGAGAAGGTCAAGCTGTTCAACCGGGCGATGGAAATAAGGATGAACATGATGGAGCCGGTGTTCCGCCAGAGGTTGAACCTGGGGTATCGCCGGTTCCAGAAGAACGGGTTGTGCGTCGTGAAGGTGCCGTATAACGCGGACTTGCGGGGAGCCGATTTCATACCCCTGCGGCCCGATGAGGTGCTGTTCGACCCCTTCGTGGCGTCGTTGCAGGACATAGATTTCTTCTGCCATAAGGTCAGGCGGACTAAAAAGCAGATAACAAAGATGTATGGCAGCGTCAAGTTCGATGAACTGATGGATGACAGAAAAAAGACCAGCAACAGCGACGACATGTATAAGCATACCAAGACCATGCTGAAACTCGGCGGCCAGAACATACCCACCAGCGTGGACTACTGGACGGTCTATGAGTGCTGGGTGCTGGCGAAGTCGGACGAGAAGGCGAAAGACGAGACCTGGCACCTCGTGGCCGTGCTGGAGGGGAAGAAACTGCTGAAGGCCAAGCCCGCGCCTTACCGCCCCCCGTTTCTCATACAGGGACTCATACACCAGGAGGGCACGGTCATAGGCCGCTCGCAGCCCAGCGCCATACGAGACCACCAGATAGCCCTGAACGATTACTGCAACCAGACGATGGACTGCGGCACGGTGGCCTTGCAGCCCATGATGACCCTGGATGAGTTGACCAACGCCGACTTGAGACAGTTGAAGTTCAGGCCGTTCGGCATAATACCGTTGCAGGGTTCGCCGGATTCCATGAAGCCCATCCCGATGAACTTGAGGCCGGATATCGGGTTGAGGATGCAGCAGGAAAACGAGAGGCAGATACAGAGGCTGACCGGGGCCACGCCATCCCTGATAGACGCCAGTTCAAAGGACGTGGTAGCCACGGAATCCCGAAGGGCCTTGGACGCCGCGACCACCAGGGCGCTGGAGCACATGCGGCTGTTCGTGGACAATATTTTGATACCCTGGCACAAGAGGGACTTGGAGTATCAGAAAAAGTTCGTGTCTTATGAGGACTTCATGCGGCTGGTCGGGAAAGAAGCCGCGCAGTTGGGAGAGGCCCAGCTTAAGAAGTTCTTCGACGAGCGGTATGACTCCATCGCCGAGGGCTTCATGGACATCACCGATAAGGTGACTAAGCTCCAGTTGAAACAGAACTACCTGAAGCTCCTCCAGGCCATGCCCGCTTACGCCGACCTGCCCAGTTTCGCCAGGGACTACGGCGAGGACTTGGGGCTGGACAATCCCGATAAGTATCTCCATATACCCACGCCGCCGTCCTTGGTGCATCCCGCCGACGAGAACAGCCTGATGCTCCAGGGCGTCAAGGTGGACGTGCACCCGCAAGACCCGGATATATTGCACATCAAGGCGCACCGCGGAGCCGAGATGCCGGATGATGAGGTCGAGCGGGCGGCGGTGCTGGAACTGATGGACGAGCATATCAAGGCCCACGAGAAACAGCACGCGATGAAGTCCAGTCAGATGCGGGGCGGCCCACTTCAGGAGATGCCGCAGCCGGGTTCTGCGGCTTTTCAGACTCGGACACAGGGCTTGCAGCCGGGAGGCCAGGACGGAGCCGAGCTTGCCGGAGAAGCGATGCGGATACCGCCAACGGTATAACGGGAGGCCAAATGAAGCTGGACAAGGATAGGTTGAAGGCGTTGGTGGACATGATGAAGACCCCGGGCTGGGCAGTCCTTCAGGAGGTCGTGAGGGAGTATAAGGACAAGTTGAGCGCAAGAGTGGCTCCGCTGGCGAGGGACAGGACGCTTCCGGCGGAAAAACTGCTGGCCGAGCAGAACTACATACTGGGCCGGGTGGTCGGCATGGACTTCTTCATCAAGACGCCCGATGAGTTGATGAAGCAATTGGAGGCGGAGGGTGCCGATAGTCAGTAAAAAACAGTAAAACGGAGGAAAAATGCCTGACACAGTCGTGAGAGAACCGGAATCGCAGGAAGGTGATTCGCCCGTCCCCGCCGGATACTTCGACCCCGCGCTTAACGTAA